CTTTACGCGTGTGGCTGGCCCTCGCTGGGGTGATCGGCGTCGGCCGCCTCGTCTGCGTGCGGTGCCATGCTGGCGAACGTGTTCAACACATCATTAACGCCGGGCTGTGCTGGCTCATTGTCGACCACGGCTTGCGCTGGCCCTTCGTTGCTGTTCAATAGATCGGCCGCGCCTTTGACTTCATCAACAACGCCTAGCACTACGCGCTCGGCTTCGCGTGCTGCGTCGTGTAGTTCATCCATTGCCGCCGACAACTTAGTGTAAGCCGCTTGGCCTAGATTTACCGGGCGCACATATCGCTCAATCAATCGCAACAGCTCGGCGCGTGCTGCCTGTAATCGTTCGCTCATGGTGTAACCTCTTGGTGTGGAAATTAAAAGCCGCGCCAGCGTATCACACTGACGCGTCCGTCGGAATGTAAGACGGCACCCACTGGTCGCGCGGCCGTTCGGCTACAGGCGTCCAGCAATAGGGGTTCGCTGGTTGCCATGTAGGCCAAGATGTGTCCCACACGTAGTACATTGTGTGATGGTTTACCCGATGGTCGCTGCCGTCGTTCATTGCCTTGCGAATCGCTGCGTATGCTGTTTTGCGCAAGTGGCAACCGTTCGGCGTCAAAATTGTCGGCCTGCCTACTGAGTTAATCCAACACGCCATAAACGGGCGCGCTAGTTGTGCCTCACGCGTTCGCGGGCTTACTAGCTCGGGAGGCTGGCTCGGTTGAATCATTGCTACATGGTCCCACTCACTCACGATTGACCCCGGTTGTGTTTGTAAAACGCATCAACGCACTGTTGCAGGTAGGTTTCTAATGCCTTGTATTCGTCGGGTGTGCTGTCGGCTTGCACCCATAACTTAGGACAGACATAAGGCACCAAGTCTTTGCGGAATGGATGCCGACGCGGTGCGAACTTGCCCATGCACTCAACACACGCACCGCCTGAAACGTAGCGCTGCGCAATGTGCCCTTGCTTGCACGGCTTGCCGGTGTAGAAGCGGTTGAGCCCCTTCGTGTAGGCATCCTCGCGACTGATAACGGTAGGCGTCGGCATTGTCATGTTGAAACCCTTTTATTAACTTAGATAGATAGTAACAGCGTAAACGCTAGGCGGTCAACTGGCAGCCCATGACGGAACTATGTCTTTTGAAACCCCTTACATTTCGTTGACTCCCTGAAATACATAGATAGTTTGTTTTACTCTTGCGCGGTTCTTTTTTATAGATAGAGGAAGGCAACAAAGGTAAGAACGCATAATCTATCTAACTATAGATTTTATGGAGTCAACGAAATGTAAGGGGTTTCAAAAGACATAGTCGGGTCGTCGGTGCTTTCTTACGTTGCGTAAGGTTGCCTAGTGTTGCGCAACGCGCACGTTGCAAGCCTTGCGTTACGTGTGGGAATCGCACGTTGCGAATGAAAGGCGCGCCGCCTATCTATCTCACTGAATCTAAATACTTTGTGTTGCACGCGGTGCTGTGGGTGTTGTAGGGTGTGCAGCATGGAAAACGTAAGGCAACAACTTGCAACCCTAGAAGCCGCCGGCACTGAGTTCGGCGATGGTGAACTAACGCCTAAGCAAGAGCGGTTCGCGCAAGTGTGGGCGCGTACAGATAACCAGTCGGCAGCCTACCGCGAAGTGTACGCAAGCCCTGACACAACGCCTGCAACTGTGTGGGCGAACGCCTCACGCATCGCGAACTTGCCGCAGGTAAAAGCCCGTTACCACGTGTTGCACGAGGAAGCCGCAAACGAGACGTTGTTGTCGTTGCGTGAGGCGTTGCAATGGCAGATTGACATCGCTACCGCTGACCCTAACGAGTTGGTGCGTGTGGTGCATCGTTGTTGCCGTCACTGCCACGGCGTCAACCATCAATATCAATGGAAGAATGACGACGAGCTTTTCGAGGCCGAGGTTAAAGCCCTTGACCAAAAATTAAAGACGAGCCCGTCGGCTGCCGGCGGCTTCGGTTTTAATCCAACGCTTGACCCGTCGCCCACGTGCCCACACTGCTACGGCCAAGGCATCGAGCACACGTTGCTAGCCGACACATCAAAGCTAACGGGAAAAGCTCGCAAGCTGTACGCGGGTGCCGAGCAAGACCGATTCGGCTGCATCAAAATCAAGATGCACGACCAATCGGCCGCATGGGATAAAATTCTACGCATGCGCGGTGCGTATAACGACAAGCTCGACTTGCGCACGCCTCAACAGCGTGCCGAAGAAACCCAACGCGCCAAGCTGCCCGACGGTCTCACCATCGAAGATGCAAGCAAGGCTTACATAGACTTGTTGGGCTGACATGCTCGTCAGTGCTGCACCCGGCCAGATTATCCCGCCGCACTCGTTGGTAGTGCCGTCGGACGTTGCCATAGATGCACCGCGCATCGTGACGCCTGACGCTATCGACTGGAAAAACCCCGACTATCTGCCGATATGGAAGAAACGCGCCGAGCGTCTTGCCAAGCTGCGCGCCGATGAACAGTTATTGCAAAAGGTGCGCTTTTACTATCGCAACGGACACTTTGCGGACTTTATCAACGATTGGGGCGTGACGATTGACCCGCGTATCATTGGGCGGCCGACGATCATGCCTATGATGCTGTGGCCCAAGCAACGCGCGTTTATTGACTTCCTCTATCGCAAGTGGCGCGAGGGCGACGACGGCACCTGCGTAAAGTCGCGCGACGTTGGTATCTCATGGCTTGCAATGGGTTTCGCTTCTACGCTGTGCATCTTTTACGATGATGTGTCGGTCGGCTTCGGTAGCGAAAAGGAAGACAAAGTCGACCGCAGCGGCGACCCCGATTGCTTGTTCTACAAGGGCCGAATGTTCTTGCAATACCTGCCTGATATCTTCCGCGCAGGTTGGAACCTCAAACAATACAGCGCACACATGCGCCTTACGTTCCCGCAGACGGGGTCGTCAATCACTGGTGAGGCCGGCAACAACATCGGCCGTGGTGGCCGTAAGTCAACCTACCTTGTCGACGAATCGGCGCACATACCCAACCCCAAGGCGATAGACGCGTCATTGTCAGCGAACACCAACTCGCGCATTGATATGTCGAGCGTCAACGGTATGGCGAACAGCTTCGCCGAGCGCGCACACAATCCAGCAATCGAGCGTTTCGACTTCGCTTGGCAGGATGACCCGCGCAAGGATGCCGAGTGGGAGCGCAAGAAACGCGCAACGCTCGACCCTGTCATCTTCGCGCAAGAGTACGACCGCAATTTCACGGCGTCGATTGAGGGGCAAGTTATCCCGACCGAATGGGTTGCCGCTGCAATCAATGCGCATCTGTTGTTCGGCCTCAAGCCGCAAGGCATCAAGCGCGGCACGCTGGACGTTGCAGACGCCGGGCGCGATGCGAACGCCTTCTGTGTGGGGCATTCGTTCTTAGTCGAGACTATCGAGTCGTGGCGCGGCACTGCCGACCTAGACATCTACAACAGCGTAGAGCAAGCCTTTTTGTTGTGCGATACCCACGGGTTGCCCGAGTTCTACTACGACGCTGACGGCCTCGGCGCTGGCGTGCGCGGTGATGCTCGCAAGATCAACGAGGCGCGACGCGCTGCCGGCGGCAAAACCATCACCGTTCTACCGTTCCGAGGATCGGGCGAAGTGTTCGAGCCCGAAAACATCGTGCCCGGCACCGAACGCACGGCGCTCGATTTCTTCGAGAACGCCAAGGCGCAAGCGTGGTGGATGCTGCGCGCTTACTTCCAGTACACCTACCGCGCTGTTGAGGCGTTCAAACGCGGCGACGTATGGAAGATTGACCCGGCGCAATTTATCAGCATTGCCGGCGACTTCACGTTGCGCGCACGCCTCACGGTCGAACTGTCGCAACCTGTGTGGGCACTATCGAAAAACGGTAAGGTGATGGTCGATAAATGCCCGGTAGGCACTAAGACCGAGGTGCGCAACTCGATTGCATCGCCAAACCTCGCCGACGCGGTTATGATGCTGCGCGCCCCCCGTTACGGTGTCTTGTCTATCAATCCCGCCTTGCTGGCTGCTACGAGCGGCAGCATAAGGCGATAGGAGCTTCGCCCATGTCCACGCCTCTCAATTGGTTACGCGACAAGCTGCGCGCATGGCTGGACGTGCCCACGCTGCCAACCGAAGCGCCTGTCGAAGAGGAAGACGCGCCCAACCGTATCAAGATTCACCCGTCGTTAATGCAACAAACGCTTGTGAAGGCCGGCGAGCATTACATCCAATACCGCAAAGTTGCGCCGCCTCTGTTGCCTGCCAACGTGCGCGGCGATTTTCGCTACGATCCAGTGAACGACCCCGCCAAGCTGGGCGAACCCGTGCTCGCAATGGATGACGCACAGAACGCGCCCGCGTGGGCATACCTCAACCAAGCGAACTGCGGTATGGGCTTCCCCGGCTATGGCTACTTGAGCGAGCTATCACAACGTAGTGAATACCGTTCACCCGTTGAAGTCACAGCCGACGAGATGACGCGCGAATTTATCGACATCACCGTCAACGGTAAGGCAAGCAGCAAAAAGCGCAAGGCACGCGGCGAGAAACCGCAGGACGCTGACGGCGACGGCGACATCGACGGCGGCCTCGAAGATAAAATCGAACAGCTAGAAGCTGCGATAAAAGAATTTAAGCTCGCCGAGCACTTCCACAAGCTTGCGGAACTCGACGGCTATTTCGGCCGCGCACAGTTGTACATCGACATTGATACCGGCAACGGCAATCGTGACGAGATAAACCAACTACCTCTAGTTGCAGACAAAGAAACGATAAAAGCCGGTACGTTGAAAGGCTTCAAGGTGATTGAACCAATATGGACAACGCCCTATAGCTACAACGCAACCGACCCCACACGCGGCGATTTCTACAAGCCTGTTGCGTGGTTCGTTATCGGTAAGCGTGTGCACTCTTCACGCTTGCTGACGTTCATCTCGCACGAGGTGCCCGACATCCTCAAGCCTGCGTACAACTTCGGCGGCCTGTCTATGTCGCAGCTCATGGAGCCCTACGTGTTCCAATGGCTACGCACGCGCAACAGCGTGTCGGACCTCGTGCATAACTTCTCGGTAATGGTGCTTAAAACCGATATGAATGCCGTCTTGCAAGGCGGTGCCGAGGGTGCCGAGGCAGGCAGCGGCTTAATGGACCGCGCCAAGTTGTTTGTAAACACGCGCGACAATCAAGGCTTGACGTTGATTGACAAGAACCGAGAGGAACTTGTCGAAGTGCACGCCAACCTCTCGGGCCTCGACAAGCTGCAAGCGCAATCGCAAGAACACATGGCAGCGCCTTCGCACATGCCGCTCGTGAAGCTGACAGGCATCACACCCGCAGGCTTGAACGCTGACAGTGAGGGCGAGATACAAGTGTGGTACGACCACGTTCAAGCGCGTAAAACTTCGTTCTATGGTCCGCATATGCCGCGCGTGCTTGAAATTCTGCAACTTCATTTGTTCGGCGACATCGACCCGGCTATCGGCTACGCATGGCCGCCACTGAGTGCGCCAACCGTTAAAGAGCTGGCCGAGATTCGCAAGAGCAATGCAGAGACCGACGGTATCTACATCGACAAGGGCGTTATCAGTCCTGACGAATCACGCGAGCGTGTGGCCGCCGATCCTGACAGCGGTTACAACAACCTATCGGGCGCTGCCCCCGGACCTCCCGAGGCTGGGTTGATGGAGCAAGAGCACGCGCTCGGCCAGCAAGGCGCAGAAGCGGACCACGAACGCGGTAAGGAAATGGCGACCGTGCAAGCGAAGCTCAAGCCGGCAGCGCCTAAGCCCGGTAAAGGTTGACGACCTCGTCAGGGGTGCGCTAGGGTGCGGACATGAGAAGCGTAGCCCATGTCCCGCCCGGTTTTGAAACCCAGCTTAGACCGCACATTGCAAAGGTTGACGGCCATTGGTGGGCCATCTGGCCGCGCATCGCTGCCATGCCTAGCGATGAAACGCTCGAACGCGTGTGGCGGCCTTACATGAACAAGTTAAACGACATCATAGCGCCGCAGCCTAAGTCGCTGTTGTACGATCCGCACCCGGTGATTCAATGAAAAAGCTACGCGCACCCACACGCAAGCCCGTTGTGTGTAACCCAATCTGGCCTAACGTTGGCGTGCAATCGTGGTACGACGGGCAGCTTGTTGAGATGATCAACGAAGCCGAACGCAGCTTGCGCAGCGCCCTCGCCTATCTGTGGCGCGATATCCCGCCGCTATTCACGCACGACGAAGCCCTCGACATTGAAGCCGACGCGGCCGGCGTCATGTACGTCTGCGGCAATCGCATCTTGCTAATGCGCCGCACTGACGGGTTAGGCTGGGCGTTCCCCGGCGGCACCGTTGAAGAGAACGAGACCGCAGAAGCCGGCGCACGTCGTGAGGCGTTCGAGGAAACGTTGCACCCGTGTAACGGCTTGCTTGAGTTCGTCAGCATGCGGAAGCGTTCTAACGGCATACTAGGCATGAGTAAGGCCGACTTTACGTTCGCTACGTTTGCAACAGAAGTTCCCGAAGAGTTCACGCCAACGTTGAACAGCGAGCACGATGCCTTCGTGTGGGTAACTCCCTACGATGCAATGGGTATGGAGTTGCACCCCGGTTTGCCTTTCACGCTCGGCGAGTACGCACGACGCCTTGCGAACGATGCCCCCAGCTCTACCAAAGCGTTGCAAGCGTTGCTCGCGAAGTGGAGCAAGCAAATAATAAAACGGTTTGACCTTGCATCGTTCGACCTTGCGAACAGCTTCGCATCTCGCAGCATGATCGCTACACAAACGGCCATGATGACGCAGCTAAAAAGCGCGGGCTTTACCGTTGCGTTTAAGCCCACGCAAAAGAGCATGGAAGCGTACAAGGCCGTGACCGCTGAGAACGTTGGGCTAATCAAATCTATTCCGCGCAAGTGGCACGAACAGATAGAACAAAAAGTGTGGAACGCTGTGCGCACGGGCTCCGACTTGAGCAAGCTATCGGTGGACCTGCGCAACACTTATGGCTCAACAGTGAAGCGCGCCGCATTGATCGCACGCGACCAAAACGCAAAGGCTAAGGCGGTGATTGAGCGAGTCCGACAGCAAGAGTTAGGCATCACGCGCGGCATATGGATGCACTCACACGCTGGCAAAGAACCACGGCCAACGCATGTCGAGATGAACGACAAGCCATACAACTTGAATCAAGGCATGTACGACAGCGACGAAAAAGCCTACGTGCACCCCGGCGAGTTAATCAACTGCCGTTGCACCATGCGCCCGGTGATCGAAGGCGCAGACGACAACGCCGACGATGACGAACAGCCAACTAACGTACTGCTCGGGTCTGCCCTGCGCAATGCCGAACGCAACAAGGATAAGCCGCGCTTCGCTGAAATGATTAACGAGCTGCGCGAACTACGCGCACAACGCACACGTTGGCGCGGTCCTGACGAGCTGAACTTGCGCGCAGACATCGACAACTTTTTAAACAGTGAGGTTTGAGCATGAGACTAGCGAAAGTGACTTGCGTCAGCCCTAACGGCGCAACGGTTATTGTGGATGCAACAGGCGAGCAAGGCTTGCGTATGGGCTTTGAAGACCGCGAGCAAGGTTTAATCGGCGTGCTCGATTTAGATTTGCCGTCTATGGCTGACGACTCCGTCAAGCCGACGCCTCGCATAATGGCGGTAATCCCTGCAACGTGGGGCGTTGTGTACGATTGGGAACACACGGGGCCGGTGAAGTCGTGAACCTGCACGACCGCGCCGAGTTCGAGAAGCAACTCGCGAAATACGCAGAGGTTGCACGCCTTGCACATGCTGCCGAGATGGCTCCGGCACTGTGTGACCCCGAAGTGATGCGCGCCAAGCTGCACAACGCGCGTTGCGATCTTGTTACGTGGGTTTCAACTTACACCGCGCAACAGTGCATCGTAGCAGCCTCGCAGGCGTTGGAGCATTCCCGCAGGAACTCCGGGCCTATCGCCGATACGAGCGGCGGCAATTGAGCAACCGTGCGTTAGATGGAGCCGAGCGCAAAGGACGCGAAGCGGCGCTTGCCGGCAAAGCTCTAAGCGATTGCCCGTATGTTGATCGACGCAAGGAACACGACAACCGCTTGACGTGGTCGCGAGCCTTCCGCGCTGCATGGTTCCAAGGCTTCAAGAGCGCTAAGACATAAACCTGTAGCGTTCACCATAACGGCGCGCTATGCTCGCGCCCCATGCTCGCATTCGACCGCACCATCGCAGACCGTGACGTTATCGCCCTTGATCGGGCGAGCGCTCGCAGCTTTGACGCTGACGGCCGCATGCACGTGACCGATTGCCGAGTGTCAAAGGCGAACGTTTGCCCCTACTACGGCCGCGAAATTCCCAACGCGCAGCGCCTCGGCCTCGACGCCAACAAAGTTTACATGCTCTACCGTGACCCGGTGGAGCTTGAGAAAGCCGCGCCTACATTCCGCAACGTGCAATTGCTCATGCGGCACATTCCGGTTAACGCCAACGACGCGAAAATCGAAAAGACCGTCGGCACTGTGGGCAACGTTCGGTTTGACGGCACGTACCTCGTTGCCGATCAACTGACGGTATGGACCAAGGAAGGCATAAAACTGATTGAGACCGAAACCGCCGCCGAGTTGTCATCGAGCTACCGCTATGTTGCAGACATGACGCCGGGCGTTACGCCGGAGGGTGTTGCATTCGACGGTAGAATGCGCGACATTATGGCGAACCACGTCGCGCTTGTGCGCGAGGGCCGTGCAGGTCCAGATGTTTATGTTAACGACGAATCCCCTTTTTTGGAGTCTCCCACAATGAAGCGCCCCCTGTTGCTGGCTCAACTGATTGCATCCGGTTTGGTTGTTGGCGGCACCGAGGAACAGCGTATTGCGCTCGATTCCAAGCTCGCCGACATGACGGCCAAAGACGGCGAAGCCGCCGAGATGGAAGACGACCCCGAGAACCCCGGCGCAAAGCGCAAGAAAATCAACCCCGGCAAAGGTGAGCCCACCAAAGCCGGCGGCGCGCTGGCAAGCGACGAGCAAATCGAAGCCGCTATCGTAGCCAAGGGCTACGTTACGCTTGCCGACGCAAAGACCCTCGCCGAAGACGCAGCGAGCCGCGCAACTGTTGATGCTGTCGCCAGTGTCAACGCCCTGCACGCTGCACGCGAAGCCGTAAAGCCTCTTGTGGGTGTTGTGGCGATGGACTCGGCCGAGGCCGTCTACCGCTTCGCACTGGATCACGAGAAAGTCGCGCTTGACGGCGTGCACCCCTCTGCGTTCCCTGCTTTGGTTGCCCAAGTCGTAGCGCGTAAGTCTGCGGTGCCTGCCGCACCGGCTGCGCCTGTGATGGCCGCCGACGCCGCAAGCGCCGTGCTTGCAGCATTGCCCGGCCTTGGCCGAGTAGTCGCAGGCGGCGCGAAGTAACCCCACACCTAACCCTTTCAATTGTTCACCAAGTAACGCGAGGCTCATGACATGAGTGGTTTTCAAAAAGTAGTGAATCAACAGCCTGCCCCGGCCGTCGCTGGTGATTTTGCAAGCAACAACCCACGCACGTCGTTAGTGCCTGCGGTCGAAGCGGGCCTTGTAGCCGGCGACGCCAACGTGCGCGTTGGTTACTTCGCTTGGGCTGCAAACGATGGCAAGGTATACAGCTCGCTTGCTGCCGCCGCTGCCGTTGGTGGCGCGCAAATTGGTTTTGTTGCACGTCAGCCGAACATTCCGTCGGCCTTGATTACTGCGTTCCTTGGTGAGTCCATCATGACGTTGCAGACGGGCTTACCTGTCACGCTGCAAACCTCGGGCGATTACCTCATTGACCTACCGGCCGTTGATCCAACCGACGCGATTTTCGCATTGGCAACCACTGGCGCGCCTTCATTGGTCGACGATTCCACAACCGAGCCCACCGGCTTTATCGGTGCATCGCAGTCCAAGGTAAACGCAGTCACCGCCAACACCACAACCATTGCGGCTACAACCGGCATCATGACCATTGCGACCGTATCGTCGGGCGTTGTGGAAGCCGGCCAGCGCGTAACGGGTACTGGCGTACCTGCAAGCACTTACATCCTGTACCAGATTGGCGGCACACCGGGCGGCGCTGGCACCTATCAGACCAATTCGCAGAATCGTGCGGCTGTGGCGGCCTTCGCTGCAACCATGATTCAAGGCGACTTGGCGGTCATCTCCAAACAGGGCGCGTAACAGCGCCCTCGGGTCTTCTCGGTTTAACTAAATTTTCCCATAGGTTGAGGTAGTAATCACATGCGTATCCAGAACGCCAGCCGCCGAGGCACAAATCATGCAGAGTTTGCGGCAGCGGTCCGAGCGGGCCATTCCGCAACGATGATTGCAAGCCTTAACGAAAAATTCGGCATTGCCCACGCGAACGACTCGCAGTTCTTGGGCATCCTGCCGCGTACCGTCGTGGACACTTACGACGGCAACGGCATCGAGAACGGCAAAGCCTTCGGCGATCCTGACAAGATTGCAATGGACGCACAGCCCGAGCTTGTAACCGTCAGCAACGCCGGTATTCCTGCGTTCCTGTCGAACTACCTCGACCCTGCGTTGATTGAGATTCTTGTGTCGCCAATGCGTGCGGCCGAGATTGCCGGCGAAATGAAAAAGGGCGATTGGGTTACTACCGTAACGACTTTCATCACTGTGGAGTCTGACGGCCAAGTCAGCGCCTACGGCGATTATTCAAACGCTGGTAACGCCGATTTCAACTCGAATTTCCCGCAGCGCCAATCGTTCCACTACCAAGTGTTTACGCAATGGGGCGAAAAGGAACTTGCCTACATGGGCCTTGCAGGCATTGACGCTGCAAGCCGCAAGAACGTTGCGTCGGCGCTGGTGTTGAACAAGTTTCAAAACAAGTCGTACTTTTTCGGCATCGCTGGCCTACAAAACTACGGCCTGTTGAACGATCCGAACTTGCTGCCGTCCATCGTTCCCACGAACGCATGGTCGACCGCAACCGCCGAACAGGCTTGCAACAACATCGTGGACCTGTACGTGCAGCTTGTGCAGCAAGCTAACGGCCTTGTCGACAACTCCACCCGCATGACGCTGGCAATGTCACCTACCCGTCAGGCTGCCTTGCACCGCATTAACTCGTTCGGTCTGACCGTATTGAAGATGATCGGCGAGACCCTGCCCAACCTCACCATTAAGGTTGCGCCGGAGTACAGCACGTCGTCAGGCGAGCTTATGCAACTGATTGTTGACGAGATGGACGGCCAAGAGACTTGCACCGCTGCTTTCACTGAGAAG